GCGCTGTAGTATTGTTATACTACGCGGTGATGGAATAGAGGGAGATATTATTATCGTATCCTCCTCTACTGCCACTTACGCCCATATGTTGACATATGGCGCAGGTGGAGGTGGCGCCTCCGGCTTGAGCCGGAGAGCGACACTATACGCTGTCTGTACCGACGTCGGTACATACACCGTAGGGATGCCTGACCGTGAGAACTTCTTACGGTAGGCAGCCAGGGATCGCACACGCTTACCGCGTGTAACGGCCCCTTTCATGCACAGTCCACGATATGCGTCGACGTAGCATGAAGCAGCCAGTGCCGTCGCAAAGCGACGTTCTAGCTGCGCCGTGTCGCCTGTTCCGTTAACGGACCATCGACACAGGGCATACTTATCCAGGCATTTTCGTGCCATGGCAGTATGCGTAACGTGACGCTGATCATAGATCAGAGTCCCGTTATGTGATGCGTTCACGACACGTGCCGTGAGCTCATCAAGCTGGTGGTCTGACTTCGGTATGAAGCCAAGGCCACCAAAACACGATGGGGCGTAAACATTTACACCCCTCGCGTTGGCAAGCACCTTCCACTCATGGTGGAAGAATGATTGCATGTCACGTAGGATTTGACGATCAACTCCTCGTGATATAAACCGTTCACCTATTTCATAGGGGATCGGTTCATCCTTCACAAACGATTTCAGTGAAAACGTTGGAAGGCGCTTAAGCACGAACCATTTGGATCGTGGCTTACGCTCGAGCTTGTAGTCACCTTCACAGAAGGTGCCAAACTCGTCGTGGGTCCAAGTTTTGTCATTGACAACCAGACCTACGCGGGCAGCCAAGGACTCGTAATCCTTAATCTGCTCGACCGTCCAAGAGGCGATGAGATCATCGCCCTTGATACGGAAATTGCATAACTCATCGATGATCGATGCGATGCAATAGTGAATGACCGATAGAGCTGTCCAGCTCATCGGCATCCCCATGGGGCATCCTGTAGTAACAGGCTTCCCCATGATTCGGTGGCCCTCAAACAATAATTTTAGGGGCACACCGAAGGCTTCCGCAAAGGTACGCAGTACCTCATGCGAAAGTGAAGTGGTAGCGTCTGAAAAATCAGCGCTATACACTTTAAATCCACTCCCGGCACGATGCCAGAAGCGGATTTCACTCAACTCGGGGTCCAAGATGGCCTCTCCGGTTGAGACGTGCGCCCGTCTCGTAAGTACGGGATAGAGCGCACGGCGGTAGGCCGAGCCTACCGCGAGGTAACGAGCGGGTTGCTTAGTAACCCCTCGTACCTTCCACCCATGTTCAGCAACCATGCTGACTGTGAGTGGCACACTGGGTTCATCCTTGTACTTGTCAAGGAAGTCCCAGTTCGGGGAGGTGAGGAACCAGAAGTCTGATCCGCACCTCTCATATGAATGAATGCCCAAATCAAGGGCAGCATTCATACTCTCAACGACGTCCTCTGGCACAGAGAACTCGCTGAGCAACGAAGTACGCCCGCCTACTTTGCGGGTTGCTTCGTTACATCCTCCAGCTGATATCATATCAGCAGGAAGGATGGGAGGGTCACTGACTCTATACTTAGAGCCAATGAACCTTAGTCTGCGGGCCACCGAATTGGGGACCGGCCGACTTTCGACTGGAGATGTTACTTTAGCAACATATTCAGCCTGCCTATCACGTACCGTTTGACGGTCCGGGATAGGGAGCGCCCGACGTACCTTGAGGTACTGGAGGAGCTTTACCCCCGAAAGGCCTTGTAGGCACTTCGGGAGTACTTGACCAGCTTTGTCGCGAGCGACTAACTGGCCACCTCCGGCTTGGACGAATAATTCACCCAAGACGGATTTCATGAGGATGACCGCGTGGCGGCCACTCCTCATGACGCATTTGTGACGCTTGCTAAGCCAGCGACGCAAATGAGGGTCCGCGGTTGGGTTGAACCCAATAACGGACCAAATAGCAGCTCGGAATGCAACGTGCACTCCGTCTGCCATACGAGTAAGGGCGGCCAGACGTCTGGCCTCCTTACTCATCACAGAACCCTGTTTTACCTCAGGGCCTGTGACCGTCCCTTTCCGCCCGACATTCGGGTGCTGAGGGATGACACGCCTTGTTGAGGACGTGCCAGCAGTGACAGTTTCTAAACCATCACCTGGCAAGAGCGTTTTCAACGTGTTAAACGACA